TGTAGTTGAATGGCTGAGCACCCAAAGCCATGTTAAGAACTTTAGTTTCAACGAAACTATCGCAATAACTTACGTTATCATCAGGTTGGACAACCCAAATCAATTCTTTACATGGATGATTGAAGTTCAATTTGATTTTGTTGGATGAGGATCCGATGGATTCATCACCAGTGAATTGAAGTTGTTCAATCAAGTATTCGTGTGGGTTTTGTGCCATACGTCTACGTTCATCAGTATCAAGGAAGATGTAATCAACATATAATGAAGCAGCAACTAAAGATTTGGAGTAAGCAGCAGTTGCTTTAACATTTTTACCTGGAGCAGCAGAAACACCAACTTGGGTAACTGCGAACAAGCATTCATCCATAGGACGGATTTCGATGTTGATTTTAACTTCGTGGTATTGCAAAGCAATTAATGGCAAAGCAAGACCAGGGTTACGGCAAAACCAGAATTGTAATGGAACATACAAGGTAGTTTCTGGAAGTGCGTTTCTTGGAGCACATACAGCTTCTGGAACAGAAGCAGCACCACAAGCAGTTGCTACATCAGCAAAAGTTGGGTCAGTCAAGAAAGTAAGTTGAGTAGTGTTACCGATCATTTTGTTGTAACCATCTTCTTGTTCAGAAGTAAGGGTCAATTGATTCCAGATGTGCATGAAATCACCATATTGACGGTCGATACGTTGACCACCAATTTCTACTTCTACCATAGAGATAAGTTGCTCACCTGGGCAATCTAACCATCTTGCGTAAACACTACCATTAGCGTTATCGTCTTGGTTGATTTCAGGAAGAGTAATTTGTAAGTAAGTTCTGTATGCCAAGTCACCATTTCTGGAAACTGTGCATTGAACACGACGACCGAAGTCGGCTTGTCCGTTGAAAGTTTGTTCAATAGATTCCATTGCGAAGTTCGTGTGTCTTCTGTAGGTCACTTTCCAAAAAGTGATTTGAGGATTACCCGTAAGATACACATCTTGTGCACCGTAAGCTACTAGTTGCATTAAACCGCCACCCATTTTATAATATTGCTAAAGAAAAAAAAATTTTACTAATTTAATTAATTAAATAATTAATTAAATATAAAATAACATTTAATTAATCGTTGACATATCAAAATTATCCTGCATAAAGCGTGTCAAATAATCATCCAAATAAACTTCTTTTTTACCTTCATGATTTTTTTTAAAAATATATAACTGATTTCTTTTTTCTACTTTCCACCCATTTTCTAAAGCATTGTAAATAAAATTCATTTTTCTAAATGTGAGTTTATCAATTGTAAGATTATTATTATTTATTGATTCATCGATTTTGATATCACTCATTTATTTTAAATAAGAAAATTTATAATTAAAAATAACATAAACATATGTATATTAATGCCTAATTTCAAACCAAAGGCTAGTAAAAAGATTGTTGTAAACAAGAAATCAATTGTGACATTAGATAGTAAGCATAATGAAAAAATGAAAGAATTTCTTGATATAAGCAATAATAGACTACCAAAATTGAAAAAAGAAAAATCGAATTTGAAAAAACAATTGAAAAAAATGAAAGATATTGGTGAAAAATTAGAAATAGAAGATAGAATTAAAGAAATACGGAAAGAAATGAAACAATTAAAAACAAAGAAAAAGGAGTATTTATTGAATAATTCGGATTATATTTTTGAATATTTTGAAAAAAAGAAGAATATATCACAAGGAAAATCAAAAAAAACGATCGTTTTGAATAATTTTTTTAATAAACCAAGTGAAAAAGATGATAAATTAGATCAAAAAAATGCAACAAATATTAATAAATACTTAATAAATATTGATGAAAGTTTTATCGATATCAATAATTATGTTATAGATTATGAGAAATGTAAAAATTGCGGAGGAGAATTAGTTCCTGTTGAAAGTGAAGGGTTGATAATATGTAATAAATGTGGACAACATTATCAGTATTTAATAGAACACGAAAAACCATCGTATAAAGAACCTCCTAAAGAAGTGTGTTTTTATGCTTATAAAAGAATTAATCATTTTCGTGAGATTTTGGCTCAATTTCAAGCGAAAGAAACAACACAAATACCTACAGAAGTATTAGATAATATCAAATTACAAATAAAAAAAGAGAGGATCTCTTTAAAGCAAATAACGAATAAGAAAGCAAAAGATATATTAAAAAAATTAGGATATAATAAATACTATGAACATATACCTTTCATCAAAGATAAACTAGGAATAAAACCACCTGTAATGAGTCCTGAATTAGAAGATACATTATGTAATTTATTTATGGAAATACAAAAACCTTATTCTAATCATTGTCCGGATGATAGAGTGAATTTTTTGAATTATTATTATGTATTATACAAAATGTGTGAATTGCTTGGTGAGAATGTATTTTTACCATACTTTCCCATGTTAAAGGATCCTGTAAAAAGAATTGAACAAGATGAAATCTGGAAAAAAATATGCAAAGAATTGAATTGGGAATTTATACCAACCATATAATCCATGAAAATCATGTAATTTTCCAGGGAAAACCAGGGAACTGGAATAAAAAAAAATTGATTTAATTTTTGACATGTGAATTAAATCAATAGAGATACAAATAGACATAAACAAAACATAGACATAAACAAAAAAAACAAAACAAATTATACATTTTTATAATGGCAAAACTTACACCAGAACAAAGACAAGTTAGAGCAGCTGAGAAATTAGCAGCGAAACAGGTTAGGGAAGCTAATAAATTAGCGAAACAAGCGGAGAAGAAGAAAAAGGAATTCAAAAAAAAGCAAAAAATATTAGATAATGCTATCTGTAGAGAAATTCGTTATTATAATAAGGAAGCAGATAAAGCAATTTACAAATGTCCCGGAGCTGAACAAAAAGTAGCATGGGGCGAAACGAAATGTTGCTCCAAATGCGGAAAATCAAAATCTCTTATGGTTTATAAGAGAAATGATTGTGGTGGAGGCAATATTATTCGTGGTGATGGAAGACGAAATAGAAGACCAGACTGTAAAGTTTGCTATGATAAGGATATGATGGGTAAAAAAAAAGCTAAAGATTGTGCTAAGCGATTAGGTATTTCCTACAAGGCGCCAGAGGGTACAAAATGCCGACTTTGTAATAAAGTAGGCACAAAAAGCAACCCTTTAGTATTCGATCATCATCATGAACTCGATGTATTTCGCGGATATTGTTGCAATAGATGTAATATATGTATGGGCGGATTAGGCGATACTGTTACCTCTGTTGCCAAAGTTCTTAAATATATGAATGAAACTGAGGGCTTATCAAAAGAGCAAATCATGAGTATGTTGTTTAATTAATAAAATAGAATAGAAAAAATAGAAAAAATAGAAAAAATAGAAAAAATAGAAAAAATAGAAAAACAAATAAAAAATAAATTAGGTTTTACACACCTTTTTTCATTCAGATTTTTTGTTTAAATGTTCTTTGATTCTATTTTTAGCTAATTTAAAATATTTATCTTTCTTTTCAATACCAATAAATTTTCTATTTGTATTAATACAACCAATTCCTGTAGTTCCTGATCCCATGGTATTATCAAGAACTGTATCACCTTCATTTGAATATGTTTTTATAAGATATTCCGTTAACCCTATTGGTTTTTGTGTTTCGTGTTCTGTTGCTTCATCCTTAGTAACGACTGGAAATTCAACTAATTCTTTCGGATAATTTGTAAATTTCTGTTTATAAGGTTTCCCACTCGTTAATTTATTATTAGGTCCTAAGTGATGTGCTTGGTTCAACATTTTACCAATTCTTTTTGCTGAGTTTTTTTTATTTACTACTTTTGGTATTAATCCTTGTGGATTATATGTCATATTTCCTTTATGTTTTGAAGCAGCAGCAGCTCCGCCATATGAGAATACGCAAATTTCTTCAATACATTTCATAGGACGATAATTGGCCAATAAGTATTGTGTACATTTGCTTTTTTTCCAAAATATATTATATTTGAATAAATCAAAACATTTTGATATTAATAAAGATGTGAATGGTTGTTGTGCGAATAATGCTATAACTCCTGAAGGTTTTTTAATAATTCGTTTATATTCTGCCCATAATTGATCGATATTTATAATGCTATCCCATTTACACTTGGTTACACCATATGGTAGATCGCATAAGACTAAATCTATAGTGTTGTCTGGTATTAGTTTCATTTTTTCAAGACAATCACCATGCCATAAAACAATACCTTGTTTTGAGGTTTCCATTAATTCAACCGATGTTGTCATGATATTATATAAAATTAATTATAAGTTTTAAATCAATTTTATATTGAATCTAATTGTTCTCTTCTATTTATCATAGGATACAATTGTTCATCGAGTTTGTATCTTAATAAAGCAACAAATCCAGCTGTAGAAAAGACAAAGCAATGCCATAATGAATGATATTTTATATATCTTTCGTTGAAAAATTCTTTCCTAGCAATAGAATACATAATTATAGCTGTCATACCACAAGAACAAAATAAAAAGGATAGACATTTAAACCGCAATAAATATCTCCAAATAGTTCTCCATTTTATTATTAGTATAAAAAAACTACAAATTGATAAATACCAAGTAATAATTAAATCGCGATTTAAATTTTCCCATAAATAAACTATTAAAACAATATTTTCAACAGCAAAACTGGTTATATAAAATTGTGGTTCTCTAACTCTAGAACCATATAATACGGTTGTAAATATTAAACTTGAGCAAGCATAACCATCTAATAAAGCCCAATTATCATAATCATAATCGCTTGTAAATACCTCGTCTTCAGGCAAGCTATGATGCGAATGATATAAAAGAGAAAAAGTTACAGCATAAATGAATTTTATTAACATAAAAATACTAGATGCGTCTTTGCGTCTTTTCCAACTCCATATAAAAACACCCATAGGAAATAATGCAACACCATGTGTTATTAATAACCAACTATCCAACATTATTTTAATAATCGGTATTTCTTTATTATATTTTGCTAATATATATGCATCATGGTGTATTAGTAGGAATTATAACATTTGTTGTTTTTTTTATAGAATCGCTATTACATTATAATATAGGAAAGAATTCGGGAAGTAAAAGATTTTATATTCAGTTCCCCAATTATAAAGATTTTTTTAGAATAATAGTAGTTCTTGGTTTTTTCAGTTTTTGTAACGGTTGTATTGTTACTTATACAAATAGTTTAGTTAATTAAATGGATTAAGTATTTATGTAATCCATTTAAACGAATAAAAATATTTAATATAATGACGCCATTATGGTATGGTTTTATAAATTATATTGGAATTTATATATGTTATCCATTAGTTGAAATATATGTTATGCGTAATTATGATAAATTTGAACACTATGATAGAAAAAGAAAGAATTATATAATAAAAAATATCATAAAATCCTTAATATTAAAATATATAAGCATAGCAACAATACCTCTTATACCTGTATTATTATTTAATATGGGTAATATTACAAAATGTCTACATTTTTTAGGATTTTTATATACTGCCGGTGATACAATTGCGTTAACAAAAGATATAAACATGTCTTTATCAACTAAGATACATCATTCGATAACAACCGTTTTATGTTTGTTAAATACGACAATTGATTGGGCTAACACACATAGTATAGCAAAAATGATGGCTTTGTATACAATATTGTCGGTTTATTCATATGATGTAAATTATTGTTTGGGTATGCGATTTTTAATATCAGATGTAGAATATAAAAAAATAAAAAAGAAAGCTTATATAACATATTTGTCTTGTTGTACTATTAATTGGGTTCTACATATCTTTTATTTGATATTTCATATAAAAAAATTAGAGATTGTAGTAATCTCTTATTATTTGATTATAAGTTTGGTTATATATGATGATATAGTTTTATTAAAATGGTTACAAAATTAAATTTTTTCCATTTTTTGAAAACGCCCCCCTCCAAGAGCGTTTTGTTGCATAGATTCTTTTTTTAACTGAATACGTTCTTCATTTGATATTTGAGGTTTTAATATTTGTGCCATCATATCATTATAAGAAAGTTTCTTCTTCTTCTTCTTCTTCTTTTTCTTCTTCTTTTCTGTTACAACAGGTTTTTCAACAGGTGGTATTTGAGTAGATTTGTTATCCATGTTAGTATCCATAATTAGTTATATATAATTAGTTATAGATTTTAAATTCAATTTATTTTTTTTCGTTATCAGTTAAAAGAGATTTTAACTTGGGTTGATCTTTATTTTTAGATGTGATAATGTTATCTCCTTCAAATAACTCTGCTTTAATATCAGCACTAGTAACATTATCACCAGTTAAAGCATTTTCTATGGTATTATTTACACCATAAAGATTGCCTTCCTTATCTATATTCTGTGTTAATTTGTTTTGATTTTCTTTTGCTAATTTAATATTTTCTTCAATAGCTTTTCTTTTCGTTTCCAAAACGCGTTTTTCAAATTCTCTTTTAGCTTTTTCTTCATTTTTATTTTTTTCACTCATTAATTGATTTAGTTCTTCTTCCATGTATTCAACTCTACCGGTTTTATACGCTTCGGGATCCCAAGGCATCCACATACCAACTGGACCTACATAAACGTTGTGATGTGGGTCTACTTCTCTTAGTAGTTTACATCTTAATTCAGCTTCACCTTGCGTAGCATAAACACCTCTAATTTTTAATCCTCTGGTATTTGTTTTAAAAGCATGTGCCTCATCAAATTGTTCTTGCAATCTTTGCTCGTTGTTATCTACAAAGGTTTTATAATCATTTCTTAATTTATCACTATCGAAACTATTTTTTTCACTTTTTAAAAATTCTTCAAAATCTGATATTAGATCATTAAATTCCAAATTATATTTAAAACCTAAAAAATTCAAAAAATGATGATATTTTTCAATGGATTTAGAAAAATCAAAATATTTTAGGAATTCTTGAAAATAAAACCTATTTTTATCCTCAAGAATGTTTTCAGGAGATACAAAAGATATACACGCAAATTTTTGTCCAGAAATTGGTTTATCTTCGTCTAATAAGTCAACATATTTAGGATTTTCAGTCCCATCGGGGTTTTTTTGCCTTTCAAATGCCATAGAAGTCATTGAATATACTTTACTTCATTTTTAATTTTTAAGTTATTTTTTAACGATATTATTTTTTTCTAATTAATTAGTATAATATGTCTGGACTTGGTGATATGGTTGACTTCGGCGAATTAGTACGTCGCGCTGTTAAATATCTTGTTGAGGGTATCATGGTTGCTATCGCAGCTTATGCTATCCCTAAAAAATCTTTGAATGTTGATGAAGTTTTGTTGATTGCTCTTACGGCAGCAGCAACTTTCTCTATTCTTGATACATATGTTCCATCTATGGCAGTAAGCGCAAGATCTGGTGCTGGATTTGGTATTGGTGCTAATCTTGTTGGTTTCCCACGATAAGTGTAAAAAATATTAATTGATATTTATTAATTAATATTTATAAATTTCTTTCTGTATTCTGTATATCTTTCATTATACACGTTAAGTGCTGCAAAATGTTTTAAATTATTTGTATTATTAAATGTATTACTGCAGTATAAATAGATATCTATCCAACGTTTATTTAGAATTTCTGGTGCAGTATGAAATATTGTATCACATAATGCATTTAAATCTTTAGTTATTTTATCATTATTGCGAAAATGTTTTCCTATTTTATTTACGGTTTCTAGTAAATATATTGTTTTTTCCATAGTTGTCATGTTTATTGAATTAATTACATGATAACAATTAATTCAATTTTTTTATACATATGATGGGATATCATCTACATTAAATATTTTTGCTTTCTTTCCTCCCATTTTCTTTTTAGAACTCAAAAATTTATTAAAAAGATTTCCTTCTTCTCTATCAAATTCATTTTCAGGCGTATGATTATGAACTGTTCTAGCTATCATTTTGTATAATTTAAAATCTGGATACCTTTCTTCACCGTGTTTTTTATACAATACATTTCTATCTTTATCATCTTGACACCATCTTGCTATTGTTAAAGCGATAGGATCTTCTTCTTCTTCTACCTCATCAATATCATCGAAAAAATAATCAAATAATGAACATCCCAATCTACATAAATCAAAACTATAATTTGGTTCTAATCTTGGTTTTTTTTCATTAAAATAAGGTTCTGTATTATATTGTGTACTTGCGTCACCTTTTGGATGAAAACTATCACTCATGAATTTTTTTTGCGAATGCGAATAAATAGCTCTGCCAAAATCTATAAGTTTATAAATTTTTCCAAATGTAGGGACTTTATATAATTTGTTTTTATATCTATAATTTAAGTATTTCTTCTCTGTTTCAATATACATTATATTATTTGAATGTAAATCATTATGTGTAAAATTATACATTTTTTGATAAACTATTAATGATATTGCTACTTGAAATAAACAAGACCTCCATTCATCAATACTTAATTCATTCTCTTCATCATCTAATAAAGAATCTAATGTATTATCCATTTTTTCAAGACAAATCATTTGAACGGGAAAATTATAGACTTCACCTTTTATATATTCATCATCTCTGTTAGAACTTGAATATTCTGATAACTCACTATTAGAACAACTTTCTAATGAATTTTCCGATTCTTCTTCTTCTTCTTCATAATCTGAATCATTTGATGTATTTGATGAACGTGATGAACAAGCAGATTCAGTTTCTTTTCTACTTCTTCCATTATTACTTACATCTAACACTTCTTCAATTATTTTTGAATTGTTATGTATTTCTAGGTTTTTTTCTGTCAACTCAAAAACATCACCAAACATTTTATCATCTATGGTATTGACATCTAATTTAACATTTGTTCCTTTTAATGATAATTTCTTTCTATGTGTTCTTGAAGCATCGGATAATAATTCTTCATTTATATCATCCGTTTTAAATAATTCACCGTTCCATTTATGAAAATAATCTGAATCATATAAATATTCCAAATCATCGCATATATTAAAAGAATGTGATTTTTGAATCCCAAGAAAGGAACCATAAAAATCTAATCCATTTGGAAATTTATGATGATGATATGCTACACTACTTAAATATGAAAAAAAACTATCTACATATGCAGAATTATTAACATCTAATAATTTTTTCATACTGATATTTTCATTTAGTTTAGGAAGTGTTGTTCTCATTTCTTTTGTTACATTCTCATATTTCCCAACCATATATTTTACAGGATCCATTAAAGGGCTAAATTTAAAAAAGGATGTTTTTGTTGTTTTTTGTTTTTCATCATTTAATTCAAGAACATAAACGTTATTCCCTTTTTTTTCTTTGACATTTTGAATACTATATCGATGATTCAAATTAATATTGTTATAGGTATTGTCATTAAGTGAAAAGAATTTTTGATAAATAGGTATATAATTTTGAAGATTACTAAAGCCATATTTAGTTTCTAATTTACTAAATAATTCGTTATTATCATTTTTTTTGTAAGATATGTTAAACATATTTATTATTTATAAGCTATTTATTTTTTTTGTTTTTAACTTAAAGTTTTATGTTAAAAATAATAAATTAATTTCAAATATAATAATAATGAATTTAGAATTGAAAAAATTCGATATGAAAAATATAAAATTTGACCCTAATGCAGCATCAGGACCGGTAATCGTTCTTATAGGTCGTCGTGATACAGGTAAGAGTTTTTTAGTAAGAGATTTATTATATTATCACCAAGATATTCCTATAGGAACAGTCATATCAGGAACTGAAGCAGGTAATGGATTTTATGGTAAACTAGTTCCAAAATTATTTATTCATGATGAATACAATTCAGCTATTGTTGAAAATATATTGAAAAGACAGAAAATGGTTTTAAAACAAGTAAAAAAAGAAACTGAAGCATACGGTAGAAGTAATATTGATGCTAGAGCTTTTGTTATTTTAGATGATTGTCTATATGATAATGGTTGGGCTCGTGAGAAAGTTATGAGACTTCTTTTCATGAACGGTAGACATTGGAAAATTATGCTCGTTATTACTATGCAATATCCTCTTGGTGTTCCTCCAAATTTAAGAACAAATATCGATTATACTTTTATTTTACGCGAACCTTATTTGACTAATAGAAAGCGTATTTATGAAAATTATGCAGGTATGTTTTCAACGTTTGAAAGTTTTTGTCAAGTAATGGATCAATGTACTGAAAATTATGAATGTTTAGTTATAT